ACGATGGGTAAAGTTACGGATGGCGTTAGGTTCACGAAGTTATTCCAGGTTAAAGCGAGAGAGATCACGAAGGATTTAGACTTAAACGAAGTCGGGTTCTTATACAAGATTCTTCCGTATTTCCATTACCAGAATTACTACCTTTGCGCTAATCCGGATGATGACGAAGAGACTTGCGTTATACAGCATTTAAACCGACCACAGCTCGCAGAAGCTATCGGGCATGATGTAGATACCGTAACCACTCTCGTTAAAAAGCTACAGTCAAAAGGAATCATACTAACGACTGGAAGCCGAAACACGATCCGTTACCTCGTTCACCCTGACATAATGTTCCGTGGTGAGTACGAAAATAAGTACACGGTATTTGTTAGGCGCATGTTTACCGAGCATTTAGAGAAGATTTAGAGCGGTCAAAACTGCACCTATTAGTCGTTTAGAGCGGTCAAAACTGCACCAATCGATATGACTGTTATACACTATATATACGTAAATAATAGCTTTATATACGCATATATACACTATATATTGTGTTTTATACAGTATTTATGTATATGGTGTTCTCTTCTTCTTATAAACATTGCCTGCGCTTACGCTTGGCTATCATCGTCTAAATATTAACTACTAATGCTTGGGCGATAGTATTTTAAATTGATGATACCGCAAGGGCTGAAAGCCCGAAGCGGAAATCTTTTTGTTAATTCAATCGCGAATCTATCCGCTGAATCTAACGATTCAAAGCGCCGGGGAACATTCCCACAAACGTTAGATTCAACGTTAATATGAGCGTATGAGTAAACGCACAAACAATCGGAGGTATAAACGTATGCACGAACCTTTAACGCATTGTGTAAAGTGTGGTAAACGGTTAGAAGAGTATGAGCAGATGTGTTACGTTCATACCTGCGATGTGTGCAAACGGAGTACTGGCGGTAGCAAATCGGAAATAGCGGATTAGTACCGTTAGGGTGACGTAGTACATGCGACTATATAATGAAGGAACGCATTTGGCGATGGGTTAGCGGATATACCGAATGGGATTACGATAAGGTTCCGATATATATCCGCAAGAAGGCGCCAGACAGACAGCTTCCAAAAACATCGACCCTAACGGAGTTTCTACCGCAATTACTGCCACTAATGCGCTGTTAGGATCACCTAATAGGGCGTTAGATGGGGCGTAGTAATGTCCGCCAGTGGTGGATTGACCGCTGTATAACGTGTTTATTACACGAAGATGAACGCAAGTGATGTTGGTGTAATGCGTAGGAATGGCGTCATATCAACGTTCTTACCAGTTTATACGACCGTTTAATTAATTACATAAAATCCGTATTTTACGAAATTATCTGCGATTATATGCTGTGAATGACGCTGATTAACGTGTTTGGTTGTTGGATATGTTGAGTGATCGCTGTATCCCCCAAACGGCATGGTCAAATCGGCCAGTTCAGGTCCGGAATTGTTTCTTACAAATTTTAAAACGTCAACCCTAACGGAACTACCTCGCCACCAGTCGAAAATAAACGAAGCTAATCGGATGCTACCGAATGCCTAACGGTCGGTTGGCTTCGCTTATTTATCGACTTTATAGCCATCTTACACGGCGTCAAAATACGTTAATCTACGAAAGGAGTACGATACTATGTCGAAGGAAATTAAACGATTAGAATCCCGTTTAACTGCAGAGCAAATCACGGCAGCGCAGTTACTTGCGGTCAATAAGTTCTTACCACGTCCGCCAAAAGAAGTCAGCGAAGATGAATTAGCGATGTTAAAATCCGAAGGTAAAGTCCGATTGCAGCTCGGAGACATCTCGCAAGCGGTTGGCGTATCTGAAAAGACGTTATATAACTGGCGCCAAAGCAACGATGACTTTATTAGTTACGTTAATGCTCTCGCTGCCAATACGTTTTTATCACATCTACCCGACATTATGGAGAAGCACTTGGATATGACGTTAAAAGGTCAGGGATCGATGAAAGGTATCGAGTTATTCTATAAGTTTGGCGGCCTTCTTATCGATAAGCAGGAAGTCAAGACGGAGGATTCCGGTAACAATGCCGCATCTCTAGAAGAACGACTCGTTAAACTAAAGGAACGTGCGAAAGGTGCGGAGGAAGGCGATAAGTAGTGGCTCACATTAGCGGTACCTGGCTTAATAGAGCGGAACGTCAAGACCGAATCGATTTAATCGACGAATTAATTGCGGAGTATGACCGGCTGTCAGATGCCGGAACGATTACCGCACATGAAGTCGATCAATGGGAATCGTTGGACGAAGAACTGGCGAAGTTAAACCTCGTTAACGATTGCGAGCATAACTTACTCCGCTTCGTCTACGAGTTCTTTAGCGAAGATATGAATCCGGGTAATCCAGATAATTTAATTCCTGCAGGTCAGAAGTTACCGAACGCAGCAGAGTTTCATCGTAATCTCTGTGGACTACTTGATAACATTGCTCGCACTCAAGCGAAGCAGAACGTAGCATGGTCGGTAGGTCGTGGACATGCGAAAACTGCGTACTTGTCTAACGCATTTTTATGTCACCAAGTCGTTTATCGGCATAAACGTTACATCGTTGAAATATCGGAGACAACCGATGTAGCTGGAGACTTTATTCAGTGGACGCGTAACCAGTTAGTCCATAACGTAAAGTTACGAGAATACTACGGCGGACTCTTACACGAAAAGAAGTCGATGAATGACGTCGATAACAAGTACGAGTTTATTACGTTATCTGGTACGAAGGTAGAAGCGAAAGGTATCGGTACTCAGATGCGTGGATTGCGTCACGGATCTACGCGGCCTGACTTATTCCTCCTGGATGATTTAGAGAGTAAAGATTCAGTAAACACTCCCGAATTACGTGAAAAGAACAAGAAATGGTTTCGCGAAGAAATGTTACCAGCTTTATCTCGCGAAGGTATTTGTATTTACATGGGTACTATCGTTCATTACGATTCCGTACTTAATTACGTTATAAATGAACGTAAAGACTTCGTATCCAAGAAGTTTCCGGCTATTCTCGAATGGTCAAAGCGAGAGGATTTATGGGAGCAATGGCGTCAGATATATAGATCAGACGTTGAAGATGCGCGAGGCAAGGCGCTAGAGTTTTATAAAGCTAACGAGTCAGAAATGAGTGGCGGGAAAGTCCTGTGGCCAGAGCGATTCAGTTATCTCGACTTGATGGAAATCCGCGAGAATGACGGAGCTAAAGCTTTTAATCAGGAATATCTCGGTAATCCTATTGATGAAGAATCGCAGATATTCAAACCGGAAGATTTTACGTATTATACCGATTCAGACTTAGATGGCGTTAAACTCGATTACTTTTGCGGAGTGGACTTCGCAATGGGTAAAGAAAAAGGTGACTATAGTGCAATTATTACCGTTGGAAGAAGTCCTAACGGTATTTTTTATGTCGTTGATTCCTATCTCGAACGTGTTCATCCTGACGTATTGCTTCAGAAAATCGTAGAAAAGACGATGCAGTATCAATACGCAGGTATGTCGGTTGAATCGCAGCAGGCGCAAGAGTGGTTCGCTCATAAGCTCAAGGAAGAACTGCGGAGATACGGTTATCCCGCGCATACACGCGTGAAAGAGATTAAGCAACGGATGCGTAAGCAATTACGTATCGAGTCACTACTTCCGGAGATCCAAGGCGGACGTATTCGGTTTAAAAAGCAACATCGACTACTGCTCGAAATGTTCGAACTTTATCCAAATCATAATAATGATGACGGTCCCGACGGACTTCACATGGCATATACGGCTGGATTAGACGGTAAAAAGAAGATCATAAACAAACCGCAATGGCTATAGAAAGGAGGCGAAGCAATGTCGCTACTTGATTTATTTACCGGTATTTTCGCCGGAAAGAAACCGGATTCCATCGAAACAGATGGCGTAAACATAGAAGTATTCAGCAACGGCAAGTTATTCGATACTGGCGCACTATACCCGCCGGTTGAATCGCTCGAACGTTTAGCTAAATATTACCGTGGCCGCAAGATATTTGACGGTAAGCAAGCCGAAATCTACGAACGAGCCAGCGAGCTATTAAAAGACACGCCTCACGCAAAGCAGTTACAGAAATTATATATCGCTGTAAATATCATCGATACCTTGGTTACAAAACCGGCTGACATGCTCGTAGGAGAACCGCCTACATACGAAAGCGGAGAACCTGATGATAGTACCGAGCAGCAGGCGCTTAATCGTATCGTGGAAGAGAACGACTTGAATCAGTTAATCCACGAGACGACAATAGGCGCAGGGATCCGCGCTGACAGTTTCATCAAAACGTTCCACGGATACCGACAGGACTTCTCGGCGCTCGGAATTATCCCGCCAGGAGTGAAGCCTGAGCCGATTATTGAACCAGTTAATCCTAGCTTTGTATTTCCGGAAGTATCGCGTAACAATGCGAAGAAATTCCGTGCGATTAACATTGCTTTTATCGAATGGGTATACGAAAGAGGCGTAGAGGTTCCGTACTTGCACGTTGAACGACATTTACCAGGACTTATCACATACGAAAAGTTTAAGACGACTGCCTATGACGTAGACAGCAGTTATGGAGCACCAATACAACGATTCCTTATCGGAGATAAAGTGCCGGCAGGACGTGAATCTGACATCGAAGAGACTGGAGTACCACGGTTACTCGTCCATCATATTCCTTACAAAACCGTAGATGATTCGTGGGAAGGAATTAGTGGTATCGAGAAACTAGAAAGCATTCTCGCTGCTATTAACGATTTGCTCGTACAGCTGGATTATATCTTGCATAAGCATAGCGATCCAACGGCCTACGGACCGGAGTTACCTACAGATGCAGACGGTAGCATTCGATTCGGGGGTAAGTATATTCCGGTAAATAAGGACGAACAAACTCCGGGATACATGACGTTCCTATCATCACAACAATTGGACGGTATCTTCCGCGAACTAGACATGCTATTATCGCTAGTTTACCAGATGTCCGAGACTCCACAATGGCTATTCGGTACGACTGTGGCAGGTCAGGAGCAAGGCGGTACGGGTACGAGTCACACCGATGGAGCTGCGATTAAGGCTCGGTTTATGCCGATCTTATCGAAGGTGAAACGCATTAGAGTACACGTTGATCGTGCTATCCGTGACGCATTATGGACGGCAATGGAGTTAGAGAACTTCGCTAATGAAGGCGTTGACGGATTTACTCCGTATGATCCGGTATACCCGAAGATTACTTGGCGTGATGGACTGCCGAGGTCTGAGAAAGAGGAAGCAGAAATCGCTCAGTTACGTACTGGCGGTAAGCCTACTCTTGACGTTCAAAGTGCGATTAAACGTCTCGATAACTTGGACGATATGCAGGCGCAAGAGATTATTGACCGCATTCAAGACGATGAGAAGAACGCAAATGGATTCGTTGATGCGTCTATATTCAGTAATAACGGAGCTGGAGGCGGTAATTAATGGCAGAATTTGATCGCCAAATACCGCAACCTGAGTATGATAACGATATATCCC